GAATTTCTCAGGGTCAAAGCCCTCTGGTGTTGCGGGTGTTTCTGGTTCCACAATAACCTCATTCTCTTCAACATTCTCACTTGTTTCGACTTCTGTTTCATCTACTTGTTCTGTTTCATTAGTAACCACTTCTTGGGGTTCCTCCACAGTTTCTGTTGGATTAACTTCATTTTCTGTCATACTTTTATCCTCCATATTTGCATTCTTTGATGTTAAAATCAGTTCGTTTGGTTGAACACCTGTCTTACATATCTGGCAACCGCCTTCATTTACGAAATCCACCCGTTCAACATTTACATTTTCAACAACATAATCTACTTCGCCGGTTGGGCATGGCTTTGCGTCTATGCCTCCAACGATACTATAAGCGTTAATTTCTCCTTTGTCATACAATTCTTGGATGTTATCATTGGTTAACTCACTATCTAATAGGAATATACTATCCCCATCCGTGCCTACTTTGGTTACATCCCCTACATCAAGTAGGTTCATTTTGGCAAGGATTTCATTCTGTAACAATATATCATCAGATAGGTGGTCAATTCCTATACTCATGCGTCCATCACGGTTGATTATGTCACGGATGCTTTGAAATGTCTGCATTATAGTTTCTTGTGGCACTTTGATTCGTGCCGGCTTATCATTAACATAAACATGATGAATACCTTTACTCCAAATCATACCATCAGGCCTTGCTGCATTAACTGTGTGTTTAATTCCAAGTTTACTGTAATAACCGTCAACTGTCTTCTTGGCTTGTGCTATAAGTTCAGGTGAGGCTTTAACTCCACCCATACTACCATTTAACACTCCCCATGCTGCTTTTACACCGCCTTCATCTAATGTTCCATCAGGTGTTTTGACTGGTAATTTGTAACAATCCTTAACATCCTTGTCACATACCTTCATTACACATGCGTTCTTCCATTGTTCAAGCGTATAATTGGATGCACTACCATCCCATGCTTTTAAACTTAAATTTGCATTAATCTTTTTAATATAATCAACCCCTGCTTTGTCAATCCAACTTTGGGCCTCTTCAAAGGTGTATTTCTCTGGATTAAACTCGTATGATTGGGCTTTTAGTTTTCCCTTATCATCTGTTAATATTAGACTGACACCATCACCAACACGCCTTCGCTTGGTTGGTTGGTCACTTGCCATGATTGTGAATGTATGTCTTGTTGTCATGTTGATTTCCCCTTGGGTTCTGGTGTGTTAGGATATTGGCCTGTACCATCAGTGGGTATGGGAAATCCTTGTTTATCTTCTATCTCTATTCTTTGGTCTTTGTTCTCTGTTTGTAATTGGTCTGACCATTCACTGGCATCGTCTTGGTTATTAAAATACACGGCAACACATGCACAGTTTACATGTAATGGTGGCAGTTCACCGTCATCTTCACCTATCGTGAACACTTGGCCTTCATATTCATCTACACATTCTTCACACGCCTCTTCTCGGTTATCAACAACAAAGTGGGTGTTACCGTTCTCTTTGGCCTGTAAGAATGATGCTGTGTTACTTGCCCTCATTGTTTCTGTACGGGCAATGGCCTTGGCACGTGTTTGACTTATATCCAACTGTTGTATCAGTTGCTTTGATATATCATAAGGTAATAGGTCTTGTTTAACCCCATCAGAAACAATCTTCAACGCATCGTCTTTTATATCGTCACCCATCTTGGATACAAACCCCATCACCTTCTCCTGTACAATATCTGACATTAACTTGACATGTTCAGGTGGTGTGGTGTCAACATAGTGTAATCCAAAGTTGTATAACTTATCAACCCATGCCTTGAACTCAGCCATGTCTGCCGCACTGGAAGGTTTAAGGAATATATTTGCTCCTACTAAACTGGTTAGTACATCAACTGTCTTTGCTCTGCCAAGTACGGTTTTCTGTCCTTTCATTACTCGTATGAGTATGTTTTCAAGTTTAGTTTCACCTAACCGTTGGCGTTTCTTTAACAATGACAGTTTCTTCTCATCAACAGACATGGCTTATCACTTCTTGTTTATATTGAATGCGTTGTTGACATCGCCTATCATATTGGCTTGGTCTGCACTGGTTTTCTGTTCTTCTGGTGTTGGTGTAACCTCTCCATTATCTGGTAGATTAGTAGGTTGTTGATTATGTTGCTGAATAGGTTGTTGAATATTCTCGATTGGTTGTTGGTCGTTCTTCTCTTCTGTTAAATCAGAAGTGTCAACATCACTGTATCTACTAACAACATCGGCAATTAACTGTTTAAACCATCCACTGTTAGGGTCTATGGATAAATCCTTTACATAAGGTTCTAATGCCTGTATAAGTCCAAGTAAATCTTTTTGTTCAAATAGTTCAAATGATACTGTGGGATAGTCTGTAATACCTTCCCAATTCATATCACATAATTCCTGAACTTTAATCTGTAATTCGGCTGCAACATCTTCATTAACACCATCAAGGAATACATTAAGGACATCATTTTGTGTTTGACTTTGTGCGTATGCACCACGACCATTTTGCTGGCCTAATATCATGGTTCCTATGTTCATCTTCCTGAATATCATGGTGTCATGATACTCGATTGCTGTCTGGAAACCTTCACCACGATGTGATGACTCTATAACTTCTAAACGGTCACCTTGACCCATGGTAATGTTTGCACGGCCTTCATGTATCTGTTCCAATCCATCTATTGCGTCCTCTTTGAATTGTTGGTTTTCAAGGAACGCTGCAAGTGTAGGGCCTTCATGTTTCTCTAAAAACACATTCCACATAGCCAGTACCTTTTGTTTCATATACCAGTTATCATAACAAGCATCAAGGATACTTCTACCACTACGGTCACCAAACTTCTCATCATAACTGTAAACAAGACACTTCTCTGCGGGAATAGGTATAGGGTCTTCACCTTCAATTGTTTGTGTGATAGTGTCAAGGTCACCGTTCTCATCATAACTAAAACAGTTCTGTAATGTACTGATTGGAATAGGGCGTATCCTTTTGAGTTCTGTTAAGTCTGTATCCTCATTATATTTCCATATAATCTCACCTACACTGTAACCATAAGGTAATGCACTGTATATGTCGTTTCTTACCTTACGCAGTGGATAGTCCATGTTATTGAACATGTCTTCAATGGCATCTGCGATTTCCTTGTCCTTTGGGTCATCTGATGCCGGTGTAATGATGAGTTTACGTGTTAAAAGGAACATACGGATAAGTTCATAACCCGCTTTAATTTGCGAGTCCTGCATCATTTTATCATACTCTTTAAAAGTTAAATCACCAGTCTGTTTATATTTAATACCAAACAAGTGTTCAAAGTCATTCATTGCCCTGTTGGTTGAACGTGACATCTGCGTTGTCATCTGTTGGGGTGATAGTGCCGCCTGTAATCTTAATCTGATACTGTCTGTTATTCCCATAAAAATCCTCCAATATTATCTTCTTTGTTTATTCCTTCTTGCACGGCTGAATTCATAGGATGCACCAGATGTACCGTAAGGATTACCACCGCCTTGACTACACAGGCTTATTGCCATCTCCGTTGCGTCTAACAGGTCATCATGTGTTCCTCTTGGGAACGTGGTATATTCTTTCTCAAATTCATCAAGTAACGGGTGGTCTTTGGGCAGGTGTACTTTGCCCTGTTCAAACATTGTAAAAGTAGAAGTAATACGTGTCACTTTATCTTTAACACTTGGCATGTTCCTAATAGGTAATATCCTATCCTTTAACAGTTGTTGTGGTAATGCTGCTTGGTATGCGTTGGTTTCTATTCCAATCAACATAGGGTGGTACTTGTCATATTGACTGTTAACCATGCTTAACTGTTCTGGAAATGTTATATGGTCACGTGTCCAATCCCGTACATATATATCATTAGTCTTGGTGTTATGGGCTACTGTGCAACTGCATGTGTAATCGGCTGTTTGTTTGGTACTTATTGCCAAATCCCAACCTGTGTATTTGGTAAATGCTGCTATGTTTAATCCTTTTTTATCATAATAATCTAACCAGTCACGTTTGAGTAATCCACCTGTTGCAGGTTGTGGGTGTTGTTGATATAACGCTTCAAACTGGTAACTGCCTATTTCTTCCTTTATATTGTTAATATCCTCTGTATTGAATCGTTCAGGCCATAGTGCATGTCCATGTTCATCTAATGCCGGCAGTTCCAATATTGTCCAATCTTCTTTACTGTTGGCGAGGATCCTTCCTGCAAGGTCATCTTCATGCCATCGTGTCTGAATAAGTATAATTGCACCATCTGGTTCTAACCTTGTATAAGCCGTTGTAGTGTACCAATCCCATGCTTTATCACGATAGGTGGCACTGTTAGCCTCTTCAAAGTTTTTCACAGGGTCATCAATAATTAGTAAGTCTGCACCTTTACCTGTGATAGGGCCACCTACACCAGCGGTCATCATTCCACCGTTGTGGTCTTTTATATCCCATCTATTCCTTGCCTTACTGTTTTCATCAATGGTAATGTTATCTTTAAAGTCACTTCCATGTGTTTCGATTATATTTCTTGCCTTTGCTCCCCATGTCGCAGCAAAATCAGCCTCATAACTTGCAAGTATAACCCTATCATCAGGATGTGTTGCAAGGTACCATGCTGTAAAATATTTACTGATAAGTTCAGACTTACCATGACGTGGAGGCAAGAAAACAGCAAAGCGTTTAATCTTACGCTCTGCTATCTGTAACAAGAACCTGTTGATTTCCAGAATGTGAGCAGGACTCATATACTTGAACTGAGTATCGACCTTGGCCAATTCAACGGGACTAATCTGCTTTCTCATCCCATCGTTGGAATAAATCTGTAATATCTGCTCTTCTGTCAGGGTCTTTGTCATCTATACTCACATCGTGTTTATTATCAGACTGTACATGTTCAGTTGGCTCGCCAAGTGCAAGTTTACCTATCTTTTGGAAATTAACAAGTGCACTACTTAGTTTATGAAAATCATTATTGGAAAGGTCAGATTGTTTTAACCTTCTCAAACCATCCTCAATACCTGCATTCGCTGCATCCAAGGATTTACTATCAAAAGCAGCCGCCTCACCAGCCATAATGTACATACGGTGTTGCATGACCTCTTGTTCTTTCTTTGCACTAAAAATGTTCCGTTCCTGTACCCATTTCTCTTTTGCTGCTCGTTTCTTTAACGTGGACATACTGAGTCCATGTTTGTCTGCGAGAAATTGCAGGGTTGGTTTGCGTATTTCACCTTCCGTGTCTGGACAGCCTTGTACATATTCTCTACGTACTATTGCCCAGTCGTATGCCATAATCTAATCTCCTTTATGTTTTATTTGTATTTTAAAGCATCCTCTCTGGTTTATTATTTCAAGGTCTTCAAAGTATAATGGTATTAAATCTCTTAATTCTATGTAGTCGGCGTACCTGTCCATGCCAAGTATATGGCTTGGTTCCTCTATGGTCAAGGTGTGTTCTCCATGACCTCTTTTATAACAGAATCCATGGTACTTTATTAAAAATTCACATGAGTTTAATACGTTTAATTTTTTACTGTAAGAAGGCGTTTTAATCACCTTCGTCCTCACTCATCTTATCTTGGGCTTTCGCCAATATATCGCCCATTGCTTTGTCAACAGGGTCTTCTCGTGGTATTGATACTATATCATAATCACCCATTACATAAGCGTCATAATATTCTGCACATTCAAGGGCTAATTCTATCCTTTGCTCACTTGTCAGGTCACTATTCTCTGTACTGTACAGTGAACCAAGTGCAAATCGACTACCACTTCCAACGGCAGTGTATTTCTCCACTACCTCTATGAAACAGAAGTCTTCATAAAAACTAAAAAGTCGTCCTTGGAACCCTAATAGGAAATGATTGAACCCGAGTTCAATTCCATGATGAGCAAATAATTCACCGCCTGTGGCAAGTGCTAATTTCATTGCACGTGTAAAGTCTATGGTTAAATATTCCTCTAAGGGTTGACCTGCTTGTGGTGGACTTATTGTACTGCTATATGCAAGTAGTTGGGCTCCACGTACACTGCCTGCACTTCCAAATATCATATCAATATTACGTATGGTGTCTTTCTTATGCCATACTTTCTTTTTACTTTGGTGATAACACAATCCTGATTCATTGGTTGCAAGTTTATCACCACCTATGTAAATGTTATCATCGTCTATAAGACCTACTATACACGTTATAGTATCACCCCATCTATGAATCGGCGTACTTCAACAAAGTCAAATAGAACAGGAATTTTAAGGTCTTGTGCTATCTCTATTTCTCTGGTTACGCCTTTGCTACCCATCCAATTAGGACATAGTGCAATTGCATCGCATCGTTTCATTAGTTCAACATTGTTATCAAAATAGTCATCATAGTTATATTCGCCTATTATGGCTCCTTGTATGAAGTCGTTACAGGGCACCGTGACTGCACATCCGAGTTGGCGTACACGTTCTGCATAGTTTACCATGGTGTTCATGTTTCGGATGTATTCACAGGCATCACCGTTGAGTTTGCCTGCTATGTATAAAAGTTTCATATCCTTTCCCTTCAATTTGTAAGTGTCATGGTATTTGTATATTAGTCCATGTTCATCCTTTACAGTCCGTTTATAGTACATCCCATCTTTATCTCTCAATTCTATAACTCCATAAGGTCAGGGCGTACTTGGTCTATGTAGTGGAGATTTCCACGCACCATTAAATCCTTATTCACTGATAAATTTAAAAACGCCTCTGGTAGTACGGGCAGTTGCATTTGGTCAGCATACCCCATATATTTCAAGAAACTTCCTGTAAAAGCGTAATGTTTACGTACAATTCCATCATGTGTACGTTTAGGCACTGAGAAGTACCCACACCTATGGTTATGGCCATTAAGGTACACGTTAGCGTCTATATGTTGTGTGTCACGCAGTATCTTAGATTCTGCCGTATAAAAATGGGCAGAACTGCCTTTACCGTGGGCTATATACACATCGAATGGGTCACCGTTGATTGTGAACCTGTCAATGTATTGGTTGCCATATTTACATCCAAGAGAGTTGGCTATGAATCTGTTAACGTTCATGTCAAATTCTTTGAGGCTTCTGAGTTCATGGTTACCCATTGCACTGAAAACAATATCCTTCTTAAAAGGTTTAAGATAACGTATTATCTCTTCTACTTGGTCATCAACACTCATAATCTGCCTGTAACTACTATTACCTATGTTTTTACTTGCCTGTTCTATCAGGTCGCCTACAAGGTAAATTCGTTTGGGCTGTTTGATGTTGCTAAGGGTGTCTAAGCAATATTCAAAATATTCTGGATTGCATTCAGGACTTCCAAGGTGAATGTCACTGATAGGACACAGATATATTTTCTCGTTTGCCCTTAATTTATAACCTGTTTTCATGTGCCACCTCTTAACTACGTCTTAAATATATTAATAATACCAATGATGTTGTAAATATCTGTAATCTATAACACTAACCTTTTAAAAATGCCAGATAAAAGTTTTAACTAATTGTAAAATCAATAAAAATATTAATGGCCCGACAATACAAGTAAAACCCGCTATCATCCATGTTCGATTACTAATTTTCTTATCAGATTTAGCGGTGTTTTTTTCTTTTATCAAATCTATTATATGTTCATAGTTCGATTCTAATTTAGTTACACGCATTGATATTTCTAACCGGTTATCATGGCCTTTTAATATATCTCCTTTACTTTCACCGATTTCCTTCTCAAAATAACCATTAGTAGTATCTTTTTTCACCATGAAATCTCGGATTTCTTGGAATCTTTTATCGCCCTCATCCAATCGTTCATCTTGTTTTTTATATAACTGGAAAATACGAGTTAAACTTCCATTTAACGCTTCCAATGTTTGTTTAATACTTTCCTGATTTTCTAATGTTACTTCTTGGCTTTGCCTTATTTCTTCGGTGGCTTGGGTTTGCATACAGTGAAATTTTGCGTTTTCTTCTTTTGCTGTTTGTTTATTTGTTTCTTCCATCAGAAATTCCACCAAAAAAAGAAATTAATTAGCAAGCATCTGTTTGGGCTTGTTTGACCATACCAATAGCGTATCGACTTCCTATCTGTGATAGAACCATACCTAATATACCAATGATTAACTGGTATGTTGGATTGTTACCTGCCAGTGCTTGGATACTTGGCATGTAGTATAAGATTGCCACTACAAAGGCACCTAATAAAAATGTTCCAAAGTCTATTATTCTTTCATCCATGATATTTATCTCCTTTAAATTTATTTCTAATCTTCATACGGTCTTTGTTGGAGGTATAAATCCTCCATTAACTGCTCAATGCAGCAATTCTTATCTATACATTCAATGTTATTGTCCATAGGGGTTACTTCCCTTTATCTATAAGTATAATGGGGTGAATGAGGGATTGGAGATGAAATATTGTGTGGAAGAAGATATAGGAGATGTCCTCACCCACCCCATGGTAAACAGTATTATAATGGCTTGGATAATTGTGCATTTAATCAATTTAATATAAGGTTTGCTTACCCAAGCCACGTTTTAATCAATGTTGTAAACGATGCCATCAAGATTACCACGTCTAACAATGTCAACATCAGTGTTGCCACATTTAGGGCATGTTGGTATCTCTTCAAAGTCGTATTCATCTAATATGAATCTTGTTTCACATTCTGTGCATTCATAGGTGTAATCAGCCATCGTCCTCAACTCTTCTTTTCTTCCATTTGTGTTCATGACTATATTTCGCAATAGGGATATTTGGGTAGTTATCGGTTGGATATGTCACGCTTCTATGTGGCGGGCCTGCTAATAGTAATCCACATTCACAACTTATCTCTGCACGGCTCACATCTCGCAGGTGGTGTGTACTGCCACATTCAGGGCATTTGGATGACGTTTCCATCCAGTAAGATACGGCCATGTTGAAGTAATCGTTAAAGTTTGCATAGTTGTGTGTAATTTGTATGCCGATTGGTTGTTTTGACCCATATTCCATCGTTCCCGTATAATCAATCCAAAAATTATTATTACGCTTTCCCTTACTACTTGTACTAACGCTGGTATTACGCAATCTCTCATTTTGTATTAACTTTTGTTCTTCATAAAATTCAAGATACGGGATATACACACCAAGGTAAGTACAACTCATTTTCATAACAGAATTAATCATAGGATGTGGACTAATAGTAGTGGTTCCAACTGTTCTCAAATTATCCTTCAACTTATTCTGTTTACGGTATTTTCTAACCCTCTGATTCGTTTTATCTTTCTTCGCTTCCTTCTTATGCTCATCAGAACAGTATTTGTCTTGACTGAACGCACTCTTAACAATAAACTCATCACCACACCATTCACAAGTTCTGATAAGGTGCTTGTTTCGTGCATAGCAGAACTCACACAGTGAGCCGTCAACCTTGACCAACACGGTTCCGCATATTTTACAATTCCTCACATGTATCGCCTCCGTAACGATAATTGTCTATGTATTAGTTTAGTTTGGTTCTATATAAACAAATGGGTTCTAATGAAAACTTTTATATGTTATGGTGTACATAAAGATTAACCCCTGATTAATTACACACATAAAATTAAAAAAAAATAATAAGTTATTTAGCCGTTGCATTTACAACAGTCATCATAACGTAGGCAGGTGTACCATTAACAATTATAACAGGGTTTACATTACTCATGCCACTACTATCAAGGTATGTTGTGACCTTCTTTTTACCTACTACTTTACCTTTTTTATTGTAGGCAGTAAAAAGTAGTGTAATGTTGGTATATTCTGTATTGCTTTTACTTACAATGTTTCCACCGTCACTGGCCCATTGGGTGTTACCATCAGTGTTCCATTGCCCACCTGTGATATTGCCAGAGGTGTCCCCATCAAGTACAATATCTGTCTGGTAACCTGTTGTATTGGTTGGCGTGTTACTTGTGCACCCTGACATTGCAACCACTAATAAAACAATTCCCAATACCCCTATTATCCCATATCTCTTCATATTTATCATCTCCATTCTTCAATATCTCTCCTTGCATCGTTAATGGCTTGTTCTACTATTTCCTTTATCCGTTTCTCTTGACTTAATGTAAAAACATCGGACTCATCTCGCAAGTCTTTTTTAACTGTTTTCATTTCATTTTCAAGGTGATTGTTTTTATGTATCACTTCACGCCATTGGCTGTTCAATGTTTTATTTACTAATTCCAACTGTGCTATCTTACCTTTTAAATGTTCGTTCTTTCGCACTATCTTTTCAATGCCTGTAACTTCTTCATCCACCGTATCACCCTCGTTATTTACTTAGAACCAGAAGTATATAACTCTATTACCTCCATTTCTGGTGTACTATATCCTGATGTTTCAATACTATCAAAACCGTTTGTTTTCCACCCAACAAATAGTTTAGGGTTTCTTTCCAAGTAAATGTTAATTCCCCATATTGCTCTGTCAATGGCTCTGTCCATTTCATCCTGTGTTATTTCATGGTTCTTATAAAATTTAAGTTGGTATCCCGCATACATATTATATCACCTTATTCAAACGATTTAAAATTTCATCTTTGTTGGGTTCAGGATATTCTTGTACTATGTCTATAATGGTTCGTTCAAGTTTTATCATCCTATTAATAAGGCGTTCCCGTGTCCAAAAGTCTTGTGTATTGATTTCATTCCTTCTCTGTTCTTCTGTTAAAAAAATACTCATGATACATCACACTTCCCGTTTCTATTACGTTTAAATTCCTCATGCACCATATACGCAATAACCCCTATTATAAAAAATATTCCAGTCCATAAACCCCATAGACAATATAGTATAAACGGGATTATTATTAGTAAAATAAATTCTTTTAAGTACATCTCTACCATCTCCTATAACGACCTACCATCGCCTCGCATCGCCTCGGAGGCGTTTAGGTCACGCTATACTCTTTATCCAAGATATTTAATAACATCTTTATTTGGGTACTGTCACCTTCAACTGTCACATGTATTTTATAGTCAGTATCAGGTAACATATTCCTGTCAATTAGTTCACATTCAGTCTTCACTCTATCACCATCCTTCAATTCTTATTAAAAGATTTTTTAAGTGTTTCCCATAACGCCACTGTTAAATTATCGACTTCTAATCTCATCTGTTCCATGGCTTCTGATGTTGTTAAATCATTGGGTGTATAAGACTTCATTGAAGGTATTATGTACTGTAATTCCCTATATATCTTTAAACAGTCATTATAATCTAATAGTAGTTGTTCGTAGATTTCTCCATCCTCACTGTCAACATCCGATATTACAATTACATCATTGTTTGGGTGCATTCTAATCTGTATCATCACAATCACCGTCCTTAATGGTTTAAAACAAACATTACAAATTGAAGGTTCTGCATGAATCGCAGGAAAACCTTTTTATCCCTTACCAATACCTTAAACGCCTCATTCATCATTCTATCGTCAGGGAAATCCCTACCCATGACCAATCCAAAGTTACAGGTCAATTCATGTATTTGCTCACCAAATATTTCATAACTGTTTGCCTCAGAGTCTTCTGTGTGTACTATTTCAAATAACAGTTCTAATTTACTCTCAAATGGCAATGGTTCGACTGTTTCTCTGAGCAATTGGAATATAAGATACAACTGTGCCCATGGATATTCCTCTTCTTTCACATAAGGGTCGGCTTCCATCAGACTATCTAATTCGCTTAATCTTTCTTCTAACTGTTTCTCCTTGTCTGTTTTAACCCTGTTCTTATGGTCATAGTCGTGTTGGTCTATTTTATCCATATCCAACTTTAACTGTTCCCAATCCTCGTTTTTAAGGTAATTTTTAACTACATCTACAAATTCATACATCTTCCATTCATTCATCTAAAATCACGCTCCGCTTATTATATACTGTTTCCCATGAGCAGTAATGCTCAGGGTTCTCCACGCATCTGTATTGTGCGTATTCTTTTCTTCCAAAAGGTTTTACCAGTCCACCACAATGAGGGCAGTATTTACCTGTCGTTACAATTTTCTTCATATTTCACACGCTCCTGATGATATTGGTATCTCTACCAACCCATCCAAATATGCAAACAATACATTGTTATCTGGTACTTTCCAGCCACACTTTGAACAATAATAAGTGCCATCTTTGCGTTTGTCGATTTCCCCATAACATTTAATATGTATTAGACTACCCATACCTACCAAACCCTTTCATTTTGCATTCTTCCTGTCAACATCTCTTGCCAGTGCAAGGACATAGGTGGCAAGGTAATCAAAACCCTGTAATTGTAATTCCATTATCATACTTGCAACGGTTAGTTTATCCATATCTATTCCATACGGATTCGCAGAAAGTGCCTCGTTAATTTCTTTTAACTTCTGTGGTGGTAGTTTGCCTTGGAATTCATCTTTAAAATTCAGTTGAAAGGCAAGCAAAGGTATTCCCTCCTTAAATATTGTAGGAAATCCTTTACATTGGGTAGTTCACGATAAACCCACAATTTTATATAAAAAGTAAAATTTTTATCTCCTTCATCTAACATTAACAGTTCCATGGGTATGTGATGTTCTTGCCAAAACCATGTCTGTGGCATTATAGTACATGTTTTAATGGCTTTACCATCTCCCAAAGGTATGTAAGTTGAACAGTAATCGTCTATTGCCATATTCTCACTCCTTAATTCACACTTCTGTCTGCAATGTATTCCTTCGTATTCGCAGACATGTGTTTTGATTTTATATATTTTTTTAACTTTCCAATTCTGTTTATAATTGTTATTACAACCACCACACTCTCCTTTCTTGTAACAGCCGTAGCATGTACAGTCAGGACAGTTGTTGTTGTTTTGTAAGATTTTATATTTCTTATTACGGTATTTCCATAGTTGGTCTTCTAACATGCTCAACACTAATCCCCTCCTAAACGCATTCTATCGCCTCGCAGGTATTCAGATTTTACCATATAATCAAAGAAACATTTACAGTGCCTTATTTTCATTTTAAAAGGGCTTATTTTTAAACGCCTCGCATCGCCTCGGAGGCGTTTAGAAGTCGCCATAAACCAAAAGGAGTGTTTTCAATCCTCAGATAGGTACATTTTAAAAATGGTCAGGGAAACATCCCCAAGACAAAGACACCTTCTGTTTCATTCACATTTTTTTGGACAGATATTTATTCCACATAGGAGCATCAACATCAGGGTGCATATCCCATAAATGAATATCCTCAATCCACCCATCTTCAAAAGTAGCGATTATATCAGACCCGTAGTTGAATTCCATGATTTTAAGGTCTAATTCTGATAAGTTAACTTTACCCATGTCGTCAATTACGCTGTCCTTACCAATATCGTATAGATATTCACGGCTTTCGTTACCAATAATTTTCAAATAACCCACATCTGCAAGTTCTTTAAAATATCGTTGTAATGTAGTCCGTGATAGAGAGGTACTGGACTCTTCAATGTAATCTGAAATAGTCAACCCCTTTCTAAATGTATATTGCTCATCAGCACCACGGTCATCTCCAAACCATATATCTGCTTTCTCTGTCAAGTTGTTGAGTAAATCCATGGCACCGGGTGACATGTTAGATACAATACTTTTATGGTATTGGTCAAGTAACTCCAAAAAGAACCCAATATCTTCTTTGGTTGTAAACAATGTAGGTTGACCATCAACATCATATATCTTACGATTATAACCATTGATACAGGTGATAACCCTTAATATTGCATCGTACTTGTCAGTATCCCTGAATATATATTTACTATTAGCAAGATACTCTTCCATGAAACTCCAATAAGGGTTGTAGATTGTCACTGTTTCCAATCGTTTGCGTAACGCTCTTACCATATCTCTAATGGCAGGTATCATGTCACGGTGTTCCTGTATTAGTTTTGCACTTTTTGTACCTTTTTGTTTGTTCAGGCGTTTAAATATCATGAATGCGGTTTGGTGATATTTACGAGGTAATGGTTGCTGTAATATGCTACGGCTCATTTCTTGGTCATCATAGTCATGACCGGGCACATTAGTGTAGGTAATGATTGGATGTCCATATAGGTGAAACTCTTTTGGTGTTGGTTCACCGTCAGCACCTTTAACCATCTTTGTACGCATTACATGTCCATCACTTTGTAATTCTTTCATTATATTCTTGAATTCATCTGCCTCTTCATGGTCATTCTGACCTCCCATATCGCCCATGTTAATTATCATTCCATCAAAATACCATGGGTCTTTATCTGCCATTGCATATACAACGGCCATTGTTGCCGATTTCACATTTAAGACATGTTCTTGTGGTATTAATTCCAGTGCTGTGTCTTGGATGTGGGTTTTACCTTGTGACCCTTCGCCTTCAAGAATCACGCTTATCTGTTCTTTTAGCACTACTTGGCCTACGAAACATATCCAAGCAAGTAGAATATTCATCCGTTCCCCTGCGGTAAACCAATCAATTGTACTGGCAGTCCATAGTATAGGACGTGTGAGTTCATCTAAATGCTTAAACCCATTCTCAACCCGTTCAAGTCGTATCTTCTCAGTATCAACTTCTGTCATTACATTGCGTTTCTGTTCAACCAAACTCTTGGCTTCCCAATATTGTTGTAACGCTTGCATTGCAAGTATAAATTTATCTTTAATCGCCGACTTAGTATATTCCTTTTTAGGGTCTAATAATCGTTTAATTTCTTTGCCAACTGCCGATGCCTCTGTAATACGGTTAGGTGTATCACCCTTTCGTTGCATTACTTCATTGCCCTTCTCATCCTTGATAATGTATATGTATGAAGGGCCTAACTTAATAATCTCTATAAATTCACCATTAGGCAATTCAAAGTCTTCAACATCTTCTAATTCTTCTATTGGCTCTTCTATTGTTTCAGTCGTGCCGTCACCTCCGTAACAGTTGTTAAAATAAAAAAGTAGTGCAGATTTATTCTAAGGCTGCACGTATCTCATTCATCTGTTCAGGAGTTAACGACTCACCCAATAGGTTGTTTGCACCTTTCAATATACCTTCTTTGGTTATGGCTTCTTTGTTGGCTACATTACGAAACATACGGTCTAATGGTTTGCTTATTCCTTCTATTTTATTTAAGAGTTCACTGTTATTGTCATCGTCTTTGGGCATCTGCAAGACCTCTGGTTCGTCTGTTTTCTTCTTTTTATCTGCCATAGGGCCTTTGCGTTGAGCAGGTTTCTTGTCTTCTAACTTTGGAGGTCTTGTCTTTGTCTTTGGCTCTGATTTACCATTAGGTTTACTGGTAGGCTGTGGACTCACTTGGTTAGCATCGTCATCGTCTTCACTGCTTATACCAAGCATAGCAGATAACTGGTATCTGCGTATATAAGTTATAGCAGACCCTACCCCTTGCACACTATTCTTGTCAAGTTTCACTGTTAACTTGTCAGTTTCCAAATGTTCACCACTTTCATGTATCAGAATAGTTTGGACATAAGGTCTTCCCTCGTCATCCGTACCAATGTTCTGAGTCATGAGTATGCCATTCCTTGTAAGTAATGGCCTCACAAGGTTTAATATATCATTTAATGGTGCATATTTACTTTTGAAAAAAGGATTTGTTGCCGTGTTCACGGGATTTGTTATATCCTTTTGAACCTTTAACAAAGCCTTCGCTATGTTACTTTCAGTCATATTACATTCACGCTCCGTTTCGTGTTTTATTTATGTTTACGTTCAACCAACCAATCAATTATCAGCATTATACCAAGGTAAGCAGTCATGTATAATACATAATCCAATGCACTATTGAATACCCCAAATACAAATAAAATTAAAATAAAAACATTTGGGATAAATAAATCCATATAAGTTATATTATACATGTATTTTCAACTCCACAAACTCTTGTAGTAGAATACCGATTAATATACCCATGGCCACCATTTCGGCTGCTAAAAAACCCTCAAATGATGTACTTATTACAGCGTCAGGATACACTAAAATTTTAACTAATAAAAGTACCCATACAACTATTATGAAAAAAATGGAAAGGTAATTCATTCTTCATCTTCCCATTTCTTTAATATGTACATGTGGGTCTGGTATTCGTCATCCTTCCTACCCTTGTACAGTAACTGTACAATATCGCCCTGTTCTATCTGTTGTCTTCTGATTTGTCTGTCAAGACTTCCACATTGGGTGGTTATCCATGTAAGTCCTTCATCGTCTTCAATTACCATGAAGAGTTTTTCGTACTTACCCATTTTAACTACTTTTACGGTTCCCTGTAATACATCGTCCTTCTCAGGATTCCAGAATTCTGCGTTGTCTTCAAATTCAGTTGATTCCATTTCTTTCTCAGTTAATGTTTTCCATGACATAAATTACACCTCAATACCTTTTATTTGTTCTACCACGTATTCACACAGATTATCTAAGGCTTTATCGCTTAGTGGTGCTGTGTTTTGTTTTGATACTTCCCATTCAAACATTCTTTTTAAATGGTTGTATAGTGTCTGTTTAGTTCTTAAACCAGTTTCAACAATCTTCTTATCGGATTGTATTATCACCCAACAATCACGTTCCTTCTGGTTAGTTATTTTCAATTCTTTCCAGTCAGTATGTACGTACAATTGGGCTTTCTTGTATTCAACTTCATATTTAGCCTGTACATACTCCTGCTCTGCTATCCGCAGATCTTCAAGCAAACTATTTTCTGACAACACTGACACGCTCCTTCTCTTTCAGGTCATTTGCCCTCTTCAATTCGCTTGCTACTTCTTTTACTGCGTCCACTAATTCATTCATGTACGCACACCATTCTTCGTCCATCTCCAATCACGCTCCGTTTATTTATTTACTATTCATTTTTTTAAATCTCGCCAATCCTGCCTCGGTTGGTGCAAATGCTGTTGCCCTGCCATCGGCGTTTTCGACTACTTTAACAAGTCCTTGTGCTTGTAAAACTTTAAGTGCAGGATAAACCCGTCCCCTATTTGTTCTACTCATACCAAAGAACTGTGAAACTGACTCTGGTGTCATGGGACTTGGTGCCCCTAATAACTGTACTGGTTCTTCCAATAACATTCTTGTAAATGATTTACTCATATTAATCACGCTCCGTAACGTATTTTATGGTTTGGCTCCGATATATTGGGTTTTACGTACCTTAACCCAATTAAATCCACGCCTAATTAATTTAGCCATTAGTACATGTGCATCGTGTTCATCTAATGGACGCACATTCTCAACAATGGTTATACCGTCTTCAACATCTTTGTATGTTACATCGTATTTCACAGATACTACCCCTTCAAGTTCATACGCTTTAACAATTTCTCACGTTCAATCCTTAAACCACATAATATCAGATAATCAAAGTTATCCTTGTCTTGCTTATGGTCAAGGTATTCTATGCTGGTTGTAACAGCCTCTAATGTTGTTTCTATTGTATTGATTGGCAATTTAACTCGCCTCTGCCATTTTTTCTCGTAATTTCTCCTGTCTTTGCAGAATAACTTGGAAAGGGTCATTAGGTATTAAACGTTTTAAACCCTTTTCACGCCTTTTAGCCCCTACCCCATAAGGTGCACGGTCTAATACTTTACCTATGTCTTTGTCTGTTTTACCATCTTTAAACATAGTAACTAAGGTGCTAACCTCGTCATCTGTCCATGTACATCTTCTCACTCTACCACCACGCCATAGTTCTTGAATACCAGAAATATATCCTCTGGTGTTGCCTCTGAGTCTTCCAATACTTCATTCAACTCACCAGTCAACTCATCAATTTCAGTAGCAGTGAGTTCAATAATTATTTCATACATACTCTATCACCACGTGTCCGTTTGCTCTAAGAACATCAATATTATCATTACAACAATAATCCATGCTCCTATCAATATCAGAATGTTCATTTGAACACCTGTCGTTCTTTCATCTTTTGGTCTTGACGGTGCAGATACGCATGTACCATAAAATATCGGTACATGTGGTCTATTCCATCAACAAAACTTTTTACCAGTAGTTTTGGATAAAACAACACATATATCGCCTCCTGACTATTTATCAAAATTAATCGTGAACTTCTTGGTAGTATAAAGGAATACAAAAACAAATAACCAATATCCTACAAGTATCCCTAAAAGCCATGCAATTATAATTAAAATCCATGTCATATTATCTAACATCATTTATCACCCGTTTAAAGGAGGTAAGGAAGAGGTTGGCAAAAACCCCTCCCGGTCAAGTTCAGTAATCTCCACAGAGGTCATTATATTCTTTCTTCTGTTCTTCAAGTGGAGATTCAAATTCATCAATTACCAGTTCTAATTTTATAACAGTCCATGGGGTTGTTGTCGTGTCTATCTCTGCATTGAACGCCCCACCCTTTATGAGGTCATCTGCGTTGTATTGTGTCTTCTTTGTAAGGTGTACTGGGTATGGTTTCCTCTTAGTGCCCTGTACCAATATAGGGCCAGTGTCTGGTAATTTACTCACAACTTTTCCTGTAAGGTTTTTAAAAGACCGTAGTTTAGGTATCCTTACAACCTGTTGTGTTATTCTTTCTTCTGTCTTCTGTCGTGAGAAGACCACTTTAACACTCATAATTCATCACGCTCCGTTATCCTTGTTTTAAGGAATGAAGGGCTGAGGAATCGAACCTCATAATATAAGGATAGGTGATAACAACGTAAAGCAGGCCCTGTACCCTTCAAATAATTATTTAATGTTTTTTCAAACTTCCGGTCTAAATCCGGATACATCGTCTTTAACCGCTTATTAATAGCAGCCGTGACGGTTACTGGTATGGTAACCCCTGTAACACTGGGGTGTAATTTTATTCATGCTTATTTCATGATGCCCATTAAAGTCGTAGGGGAGTTATTTGTTCGTTGTTTGCTGTACTGTGGGTTTTGAAGTCTTGCATCTTTTTTGTTTGTTTGAAGACTTGTGTTCCCAAGTACAGATGTACTTATATCCTTTGTACTATATAAAGGTTTGGGTGCATAAGAATTTGTACCTATAAATTCATACACATCTAAGTACATGCGTACTTTGTATCTTGGATTATATAAACATTTGGGTACACAAGAATATCGGTGTATGTAGATATACACAAGGATAACTATATATAAGTCAAAAACCAAAATAGTAACTATGTCAATAACGAAAAAAGACATCATGACAACACAGACACCTGAACTTGGAAACCTTGACAGTCTTGAAAAAAATTGGATTATATCAGATAAAAGACAGGTCAGGGCAACTATAACAGAAGAGGCTTTTGAATTTTTAGAGCAAATGGCCTTCCATGATTTTGGAATGATGAAAAAAGGAGCCGTAGGCATGGAATTAACCAAGTTAATCCTGATAGCCAAGGCCGCATTAGAAAAAAAGTGAATACTACCCCAACCTATTTATTCTATACTAATTTTAACCTTAGCACTGGCAGAATCATGGCTTATCTCAGTATAATACTTGTTTAAGAGATGAACATCTGCTTTACTTGCACAATCAGCACATAAATAGGGTAGGTGCTCGAATATTACATGAGTATTGGTTTTAGCAACAAATACTGCATTTCCTGAAAAACAGTTAGAGCAGTTCAATCGAACCACCCATCAAAAATAAATAAGGTATTTTTAGCAATGTTTATATAACATGATTGTTCTATATTCATTTACAGACACGCTCCGTATTTGTGTTTGTAGGTAAGGAGAGGAGAGAGTTCAACCAAAAACTTAACTCTCCGCCTTACCATACTTGTTTTAAGTAATTTACAACTCATAGTAGTCCACGACTCTATTTAAACCTTTCGAGTTGTGCAAGATTGACTCAAAGCAATCATGCACTTGATGACACGATGACACTATCTTTTATTACCACCCCAATACTTCTCACATGATTAAACTCTAAACTTATATGGGAGTACGACCAAAGGAATATTAAGGGTTGTACGGAGTATTACGGAGTGTGGTTTGATAACCAAAAGGAGGTATAGATAAGCGGAGGCGATTATATTAAAAGAATGTGTGTAAATATAGATGAAACGACTCTTGAAAAGTTTAAAACGAAATCAGCGACAACTGAATCGTTTAAAAAAGGGTATATGGGTAAATGTGTTCAAGAGGCGTTGGATATGTGGATGAGCGTGGGAATATCTCATAGAGTTTATAAAGAAAAACTAACAGAGATAGGACTGAAAAAACATAAAGAATTCCTGATGAGCCCTGATAATGCCCTTGGCATTGCTTTTAGACAGGCCATGGATGAATATATTAAAAAACATGAACATCTACTATCTGCTTGAAGATTGAGTTTGTTCTCTTAACCCTTTAATAAACTCTAATTCTTCTTTTATTTCTTTGATTTCCTCTTCCATCTTCAACACTTCATCTGATTTTATTGTAATAACATCTACATCAGCCATTGTTAAATCAGGGATACAATCAATGTATTGGTTTTGTAATGACGGTATATCTGCCTTGAAATAGGCATTACTGGTTGAGTCGATTCTGTGCCCTAACATCCAATCCACCACCAGTTTAGGTATTTTATTCTTAAACAAGGTTGATGCAAAGTATTTCCGTAGGTTGTGTGACCTAAAAAATATCTGTCTATGAGGAATACCGAATCCACATTTTTTATTGAGTTCAGTGAAATAGTTGGTAAAGGTTTTCCTTCTCATCTGTCCACCATATTTTTTGGTAGCCCTAAATAAATAATCATTAACATCTGTTGGTGGTTCTTTTTTCAGGTACTGTATAATTGCATCTATGGATTCGTATGTACTGAACGTGTAGTAATGATTCTTTGTCTTCACCCTTTGAATGTACCATGTTCCAACTATAATGCGTTCAGCACTGTGAAGAGATGCCAGTTTATCGGCTATCACATCTATATCAACTGACCCTTTTACATAGGTTTCGACTGACTTTAAAAAGTCACCATACCGTAAACTTATGATTTCACTGGTTCCCATGCCACTGGATACCATTAATAGTATGATTGCCCTGTATTTCAGGTTCACATGTTGAAGTGCATAATTTATATTATCTTTATTAGGTAGTGAGTCAATTGTTTCCTCAGTATGTGGTGTTGCTATTTTTACATTGGGTAAATCAATTTCATATTCATTGTAGAATGTTCGTACAATAGCAAATGATGTTGAGATATTAGTATCACTAAAATCCTTGTCTTCAACATACTTCTTAAATTCAAGGAAATGTTTTTTAATAGACCTTGAACGTTTCCGTATTCCCTCATCCTCTTCATCTTCCGCCTGTTGGATTAGGTCAGTTAACGATAGCCCTGTTGCTTTTGAATAATGTTGTAAAGTCACTAAATACCGTTCTACGGTTCTATGTGATAATTCCCTGTTGGATAGAAATTCTTGAACCCTTGGGTCTTCTGTGATGTCCATGGAATATTTTATAAATTCTTCTCTATATATAATATGTTACCATGAAGAACCCTCTATATAATAAATGTTTACCAGACTAATAAGGCTCATCAATATATATCCATAGTCCGAAAAAACCCTCTATATAATAAATGTGTACCACGAAATAAAAAATAGTACAGACACGATATATCATTTATGTTCATATAATACATTAATGAATTATCATGACTGTTTAAATTATCTGTTTTAATAGTTTAAAAAAAAGAGTAGAAAGTGGTTTACCCATAGTAGAGTTTGCCACCGGTTGTTTTACCGTTGTAGGTGTTTCCTGAAATAGTATTGGTTCCACCTGTGCTTGCGATGTCGCAATTACTGTTTCCATTGAGGATGTTGTTTATAATTTTGTTTGCTGTGCCTTTAATGTCTATTCCATTGACATTATTGGTCACTATATTATTACTGATTATACTGTCGTCAAGGGTCATCCAAATCCCGTTCCAACTGTCTGTCACTGTGTTACCTTGTACAAGGAATCCAACTGATACTTTGCCGTCACCAAAGTCTTGAAGTGCAATAGCGTCACGTTGTCTTGATACAACAT